GACGAAACGCTTACGCTAGTAGATACGGAGGATTCACCCTCTCGTATTGCAAGAGTTGTCCAGAATGAAGCGTCAAGAAGCTCCTGACGCATCTGGTCGGTAGTTCCGTATCCGTTTAGCTGGTCGAGTGATGGCCCTACAATGTCAGCCATCAGATTATGCCGCCGTAATATCTACGCCTGATGCTGCAACTTTGAAAATGTCACCATCTGCAATAGTTTTGCTTGTTGTTAGAGCAGAGTGAAACAGAAGGTTTCCAGAGGTAGAGGCGTCATAAATTCCAATATGTGTAATTGTCCCCCAGTCGCCGCCAGAAGCAGCAGGAAACTCTACAGAGCCACTGTTAGAGGCTGTACCAGAAGAGGATGCACCGAAGTCCATTTGCTGACGAGCATAACCATTGCCACTCACCTCAGCACCTGTACCTGCGTCAGTTGGGTCAGCGGTGTGCAAACCAATGTACACGTTCGTCGGTGACGTTGTGCTGGCTGTGCCTAAGAAATGGTCTAGGAACTTATTCTCTAGGTAGTCACTCATTGCACTCATGGTTTATTCTCCGTAACTTGATTTCATAAACAAGCCAGAGCCAGCCTGTTTGCCGCGCTCTTCTTCTCGTTTGATTTCGTCCAACGCCCGTGTAAACAACTGCTCGTAAACTGTCGTCTTCTGGTCATCCATCAAATATACACTGGCAGACGCTAGTGCGCCATACAAATATGCGTCAGGGTGACGTGTCAATATAGTGTTGGTTGTGTTTGAGTCAGATAAGCTTGGCACACCCTCTGAGTAAACAATTTCGGCCGTGTAGCCTGAATCCGGTGTCGGCGCAAATTTAATCTCTCCGCCAATAATTGTGTAGCCACGAGGTCTGCCGGACCCGGTGCTAGAGTAAATCTCATTAACCTTTGTTGGTGTGTAGTATTCAAGAACCTCTGTGGGGTTCGTGTTGAGCTTTACCAGGCGAATGGAGCGCAAGTCGGTTGGTAAAGATACAAAAGCATCTCCAGCAGTCAATGTTGCTGTGGCACGTTTCTCTTGACTACGAGCCTGCATCTCACGGGCCATGCGAGCTTCCGCCAAAGATATAAAATCTGGAATCTGAGCTGTAAGGTCATCACGAGCTAAGAAATTAGCAATAGACGCTTTAAGCTCTGTGTAGTTACTAATTGCCATTATACATTCCCGCCGCTGGTTCTAAAGGCTCTGTTGTCATATTCGTTGAGCCACTTTTTCCAACCGTTAGGGTTGTCTTTGGGCTGGCCTAGCTCAATCAGTAACTGATGATACAACGCCGTTGGTATTTCCGCAACCTTCTGTTGGTGCTTCTGAGTATTTCCCACTAGGCTGTTTTTTCTAAAATCGTTTTGTTGTTCTTTGTTTGATTTCAAAAGTGCATCTATGTTTTCAATCGTCTCAAAAACCATAGAGCCATCTGCCTCAAAATGCGCCCACGTTTCCTTGCCAGTAATGGCGTCCCTTTTAACTAATCTCTTGGTCATAATATCTCCTCATAAGTTAAAGGGGTGGCGACCCAATGACCGCCACCCCCAAACTTGTCAAACTATGACAGGTCGTATACAGCACCGTGAGCTTTAGGAGCAGACACTTTCAGTGTCCACTCAGTCACGATTTGGAACTTCTCGCTGTCACCAGTTTTCGCAAGTTCGCTTACTGCGAAGTTACGGCCCGGGAGTGTGCAGATTGAAGCATAGTCGCTGTCGAGCAGATACACACGGTCGGCTTGTGCGAAACGGTCGATAACAACATCCAACTGACCAAAGGCGGACAGGTACAAAGAAACTGAACCAACGATGGCTGCTTCACGCGGAGCAGTGTAGTTGATTTGGTTCGTTGCAACTGAGCCGCTGTTCAAGTCGCTGAAGGCAACTTTTTTGGCAGGAGAAACGACGAGCATGTTTGGCTGTCCACCATCTTCGTAGGCAGCTTGCATGGCGTTGTCGATTTGAGCCAAAGTCAGGGCGCGGTTAGTACCAGCCATATCTGGAACGTCGGCACCAGTACCAGCGGCAGCAGATGTGCCAGAGGCGTCGTCTACGTTGGTAATCCAGGAAGACAGTGCGCCAGCTTTACGCGGGTCTGAGGCTGAACGTGCGGTATCGGCATGGAGTGATTTCTCGATGTCACGACGCAACTCAAGACCTTTAAGGACTTTTTGGTACGCAGTCTCTTTGTCACGACCAGCTTTATCAACTGAGTCAAGTGTGCCAGAGATTTGTGCATCTTTAACAGAAATCTGCATGTAGTTACCCAAACGAGTGGTAGCTGTAGGAGCAGCAAGAGCAGCGTCAGCACCTTCGTTTACATGGTTGTCATCAGCAGCGGCAGCCAACTCTTGGACTTGCCACTCGACGAATACACCATTGCCTGTCTCTTTTTTCAGAGCAGAAAACACTGGGGTTTCATCTGGGTCGATGCGTGTGATTACATCGGATAGGTCTTCACGTTCGCCAACGGCGTCGCTTGTTTTGTAAATAGCCATAATTTTAATCTCTCATTCGTTGTAAAAGTAAATCAACAGCAGCATCTTTGCTGCCAGTTTTGTTTAGGCGTTTTAGTGCCTCGTTACCACGCTTTGCAGTAGCCTGAGCCTTGGTTGTTGGTTTACCGGAGCGAGTGACCTTCGGGGCCTTTGTTACCTTCTTCTGAGCTGCCGGCTTCTTAGACATTAGCTCGTCGTATAGGTAAGCCTTACGAATGGCAAGAACAGCGCGGCTATCTGCCATGCTGGAAATTTCATCCTCACTAAAACCCAGGTTTCTCTGAGAGTAGGTGATGATTGCTTGTTTTTCCTTAGCCGCAACTTCAGGGTCATTCCATTCAGGCAGGGCTTGCAAGATTTTCTCTTGCTCCTGTGCTAAACGGGCCTGGTACTGTGCAGCGTATTCTTGCTGTTTCTCTTGTTGTATACGGGCCTTTTCTTGTGCTGCATTTTGTAACGCTTCTTTGGTGTCACGAGATGCCTCACGTTGGCGCATATATTCTAAGGGGTCTTGAGCGTACAGGTTGTCCCAGTATTCTTGGGGCTTGTCCACTCCCTCACTCATTTTAGCCTCCAACATCTCCACGGCTCGAAGATATTGCTCACGCTGTTGCGCGAAAGCCTGTGCCTGGGCCTCGGAGTGTTTCTTAACCTCCGCAGCTTCCTGCATACGCTTTTGCGCTGCCTGTTCTAATTGGTAGGATTTGACAAGCTCATCGGCCTTAATTCGCTTCTCTTCACCATCAACCTTAACAGTGTAATAAGTATCGTCGTCTTCTACTTCCTCAACTTCGGAAACATCAACGTCATACTCTTCATCCTCGTCGTCCTCGTCATCGGATTCGGATAGCTCTTTGGCGTCCTCTTCTTCGTACTCGTCCTCAGATTCCGCTTCGATTTCTTCGGTTTCTTCAACCTCTTCCATCTCAGCATTAGGCTCTAAAACGTCTTCGCTTGCCTCTTCGGGGGCGTCAACATTTAAGAGTGCGTCAATCGCTTGACTTTTCGTTAGTGAATCACCACCACCCAGCAGGGTTGTTGTTTCATCAGCCATTCTTTATCTCCTCTTAGATTTTCTCTGGAAACTAACTTCCAGTTTCGCTAAGTTGCCTGTCTCGACAACTTCCGTCAAATGGCCGCGCACCACCATTAGTGCTTGGTACATCTGAAAGAGCGTTTCTCGTCCTTCTGTAGACGAGGAATCCTTCCAGCCGCTGACATACTTTTCCTCAAGTAAGTCAAACGACTCTGTAAGTAGAGGTTCACGCAACAGCGCCGCTGCTCGCTCGCCCCTGGCCTGTTCGGCCATCAGCTTCCCTTCACTCATAACAGTCTCCTATACTGTTGCCAAAATACCACACTGCTGACACTAAAATACCACACAATGCTTTTTGTGCAATACTTTATCCGCGAGGTAGGTTGGTCGATATAGTAGCGCCGGCTTCCTTCTCAATGCCGCGAAGTTGTGCTTCCAGTGCAATCTCATCTCGGCGCAACTGAAGTTCGGCGTCAGCTTGCTCACGTTTGAGTTGGAAGTCCATCTCCATTTGTTTGACTTTCATTTGCTGCTCGGCTGCAAATTGAGCTTGTTTCATCTGCATCTCAGCCTGGAACTTCTGTTGCTCAAGTGCCATTACTGGGTCCTGCTGCTGCCCCTGCTGCATTTTCTGCTGGGCAGCCATCTGAACCTTCATCTCAACCTCTTGCGCTGAAGCGTAGAATTGCTCGGAGTCCTTAAACCCAGCAAGCTCCGCCACCTTGGCAAGCGTGTTGCGATACTGAGATAGGCTGACCAGGGGATTGTCTTGACCCATTTGTGCAATGATTTGCTCTTGCTTGGCTGCGGTCGCCATCAGGAACTGCATTTGTTCTGTTTTTTGAGCGGTGCCCAGCCCAACGTTAATTTGCACGTCGTACATATTGTCCCACTCACGCGGAGACATGGTCACAAACTCATTCCGCAAACGGACGATTTTGTCTTTGTTTTGATACTTCGTTACAAGGTGCAGGATTCCACGGAAGAGGCGACGAACACCTGTTTCGGCAAACACACGAGCAATCATTTCAATTTTACCCTGGGACGCAGCTTGCATGGCGGCAACGGCCGTTGCGGTGGTTGACTGCAAGGCGTCGGCGTCTAAGCCCATTGATTGCTTGCTAATGCCGGTGCGCTGCTCGCGTACGTTGTCCATGTAGTTCAAAGCCGGGAAAACAGAAGATGAAACATCTGGAACCTGTAGTGGCTGAACAGCGCCGATTTGACGTGTGCGGACAATGCCACCCGGACGGTTTGTTAGCAGGTCGTCAAGATTAACCTGCCCCTCAACGGCAACAACGCGAGAGTTGTTTGTGTTGTAAATGTTGTCCAGCAACTGACGCATCAGAGTTGACTTGATTAACTGCACATCCATTACCAACTCGGCAATAGACCGGCCAATGGCGCGGTGGGGCATAAGGATAGGGGAAAGCATGGCGAAGGGGACTTCATCGCACTCTTCGTTTTCAAGAATATGATACCCGTTGCCTACGGCCAGGACTCGGCGGAACTCGGCCACACCGTCACCGTCATAATCGGATTTAATATAGGACTCTGTGACCAAAACATTCCGCATCGTTGGGTCTGTGCTGTCATATGTTAGGCCGGTCTCCAGGTCTTCAAAGCGACTTGTGCGTTCCTCGTTCATGTCAAGGTCTGTATAGCCTGCGTATTCTTCAACCTCATCGCGGTCGAAACCCATTTCCACAAGCTCGCTAACCGTCATTGTTGTGCGGTGCGCCACGAAGGGAGCGTCCTCCAAGCTCTTTGCTCGATTGCTAATTAGGAACTCTTCTGGCGGCACGTTCTCAATGGCAACGCGCCCCTGGTATTCTGTGCGCTTAACCTTGACGTTGTAGTAAACTGGCGGAGGCACAATGGTGCCGTCCGGCATAACAAAACCCTCGCCCTCGATAAACTCCTCCTGCTCAACAACCTCAACCTCCTCGTCGGACAACAGGACTGTTAATTCCTCAGAGCTTAGACCCTCATAGTATTCGGACTTAACATCACTTGTTTCATCCCAGTAATACTTGACGATGCCGGTCTTTAGGATGAGCGCGTCCTTGAACCAGTTGTGCACGATTTCAAAGCCGCGGTTGTCGTTATTGATAATCCAATTACAGTAATCGCTTGCTTGCTCGGCGATTGCAACATCCTCCGGGCCCTGAGGGACAAAGCGGACATAGTCATCAGACTGCGTAAAGATACGCATAAGGCTGGGCATGATATGCTCAATGGTGTCGCTAACCTCTGTACTGACAACCTGCGAGTGCTCGGACTGCTCGTTGCCGAAGGGCTCGCCCAGGTAGTAGTCCATGGCGTCAATACGGTTTTGAGAATACTCCGTATCATAGTGACCGATAGCTTGCTCAATCTCATTGCGAACAATCGACTGAAATTCTACATCATCCATTTTAGCCATTATATATCTCTTAATCTGTTGCGTCGTCGCCAAGCGCTACGATGGTAGGCTTAACTGCTGACTTTTTAAGTTTAACTTTTTTCTTTTCCTTTTTGAGCGCAGGTGCTTTTACGGGCTCAATAATTTTCACAACCTCAGTGGAAAAAGGTTTACGGCAGCTTTTGCAGAAGCCAGTTTCATTTGTGTGAGTCGGGTATCCGCAGTGTGAGCAGCTATTAATCATTTCTTCGCCTTTTTCTTTTTAGCTTTTTTAGC